AGCTCCATTATTTTAGCGATTGTATCTCCGGTAAGCCAGTCTGCAACATCTTCAACCGATCCGGCAAAAGGCTTTTTTGTTGCTTTACCACCGTTTAAAAATCCTGAAAATGCAAGATCGGCAATAAAGCTAATCTTAATTTCTGCCTCACCGCCTTGAATGGAATCCGAAAAATCCCGTAAGGCTGTACGGCCTGTTAATTTTTCGTAGTGGTAAAGTGCGCCAAATCCGAATTTGATAGGCGTTTGAGTTCCGTTAAAATCTAAATAATTGACCATAGTTCAAAAAAAGAAATAAGGCCCGACAAAAGCCGGGCCAAGCATTAAGGATTTGTTGTTTCAGAAAGTGCGCCTGTTCCTACAAAAGTGAAATCGTAGGTTACGTTCTCGTCCACTCCGGACGAAGATGCGCTTAAGCTTGTAAGCATACCAGTACCGGAGTAGATCTTATCGCCCGATACGGTCGTACCCCATTTGATTGTTGCCGTCGTGCCGCCATTAATCAGGGCGTACAAGTCATCAAAAGTGTAGGTGCTGTCCCAAGCGAACATGGCGCTACCGGACATTTCCCACGACAACCGGCCGGGAAGCTGACTGCCCCACGAATCGGTATCTTTGCAAGTGGTGTCGCGAGGCGACATTGAGATGCTCAAATTGGCATCTACGAGGCAAGTAATGGTCGCGGCTCCGACTTGTATTACTGCCAAACGGGAATTTAAAACGCCTGTTGTTGGCATAATGGAATTTATTTAGAACGTGAAAAGGATTTGGGCGGTGTAGGTATTGTTATTTCGTCAGCGATTGACGGCTCGAACGTTTCAAGGGCGGCTGCTTGCTCTTCGGTTAAAGGTGTACAAGCATTACCCGCTAACGCGTTTTTTCGGCAAAGTGTAAAGTCTGCAATCGGTTTTATTATACCCTGATCTAACAAGGCCTTTGCGTCTGCCCCTAAACGAACGCAATAGCCAGGTAAATAGATTTTCCCGCCGGCTGACTGATCTACCCATTGTTTGATAAATTGGTATCTGTCCATTATTTTTTTAATTGAATAGCGTTTAAGCGTTCTTGCATTTTAGCGACCTCAACGGCCAAATCTTTCCGCTCTCGATCGCAATTAACCAAAAGCGCGTTTAAGTCTTCAATTTTGGATTCCAACTTTTTTTCAGTCGATCCCCACATATTGAAAAAGAACCAAGTAGAGCCAACGAAAAAAATAACCGAAAGTCCTTGATCTTTTAGTTTAGCGGCGAAGAGGTCGTATAGTTGTTGCATTTGTTTATTTGGGTATTTGTCTTAAAATCTTTTTTTCGGTCGCTTAAAATTGTCTTCAATCCAAGTAAAGCAAACCATACCGGCCATAAATCCAAAACCGGCAAACGTTCCAAAAAGCGCGTACTTTAAAAATTCCATCATCGCTTTGCCACCGTTGCGGGCCGAATAACATAATCAGTACCCAATGAATACCAGTTGTTTCCATTTTGGAAAAACTCAATAAAGCCTTCACTATCCCACTCCGTTAGGCGAAGGTAGCCAGGTGAGTAATAGGCGCGCTTCCAAGTGCCTGCTGCCTTTGTAAATGACCACTGCAGCCGATCTAAACCCTGCACTTTAACCACTCTAAAAAATATAGTCGTTTGTTGGGTGTAACCTTTGAGTGTCCACGTTTGTAGCGTTAAATCCTTTTGGCCTGTCGTGTCAAACAAAATTACTCTGTACGCTTGTTCTATTTGGTTGCCATCTCGAATCATCCTGCCTATTTCGGCTCGGTATTTCTGAACCGCCCGCATATCTGCTACACGCCTGCCTATTTCCTGCGCTGATAACTGCCTAAGTGCTTGTACCTGCTGTACTGTATCGGTGATGGGTACGTCTGTTTGCGTGCGCTTGCCTTGATCGTCGATCGTCAAATGCGTAAGGTATAACCCCTGCGCTGTGGGCGTGATAAAGGTGGTGTCTGTAATTATTGTTTGCGCTTGCATTTGTAGCGCTGTTAGGAGTAAGGTAAATATTGATGTATTTTTCATTGTATGTCTGTTTTTTTTAGTGAAGGTCTACCCACGCGCCACCAGCGCGAACTTGTAGTTTATTGTCGGTTGTGTTGTAAATTACCAGCCCATCGGCAGGTGTGGCAATTGCATTGCGTTCGGTTGTGGTCATTCGTGGGAATAAAATGCCGCCCGTTGTACTTGTTACTGTTAGTATTGCGGATGCATTAGGCGCGTTCGTACCCATTGCAATCCTCCCATCGTCCCGAATCATTAGCGCGTTGTTGTTCCCAGCGCTGTTGTGGAATTGTGCTGTCCAAGTGGAGGAGCTGGTTCCGGAGCCTACAACGTGGAGGCGGGCAACATCAGAAGTAGTACCTAATAATAAATTTCTATTGGTGCTTGTAAATCTTACAATTTCGGCTGTTCTGCCTGAATTAAAAATTATTAAATTATTGCCAGCGGTGGAAAATTCTACACCTCCAGAACCTCCGCGCCTTGCAAATTCATTACTACCAAAATACCAAATACCATTATTTGAGGCATACATTCCAAGAAATCCTAACGTCGAGGAACCTACGTTATAGGTATTATTTAAAGAAGGTCTAATATCACCAGATACTGTTGTTAATCCAGCCAATGTGCTTGCTCCTTGAACGTGAAAGGCTGTACTTGGAGATATAGTGCCAACTCCTAACCGCTTATTTGTATTATCCCAAAACAATCCATTGTCCCCGCTTTGCGTTTGTGTGCCTGTCCAAAAAGATACTTGTCCGTTAGCCCCGCTTCCGGTAACATCGTCGCTCGGATTTGTATCCACCGTAACAGTGCCGCCACCATTTGACAAAGTGAGAGTATTTGTGCCTGTTGAAAGCGTTTGTAGCTCGTTTGTAGTACTTCCATCTATTTCCGTACCTGTGACTGTTATAATTGTACCAGCCGTTCCCACGGTATTAATACCAGCGCCTGCAATAGTTAGCGACCCGCCCGAATTGCTTAGTGTTGCGGTGTTTGCTGCTACTGATAGCGTTTGCAGCTCGTTGGTACTGCTTGAATCTGCTGGAGTTTGATTTGACCAAACGCCAGTACTCGCGTTATAAATTAGCGTTTGTCCTGTGGTTGGGCTTGTTAGTTGTACGTCGTTTATTTGATTAAGGTCGGGAAAGTGCGAAGGTCTGATAAATAAAGTACCATTTGAAGGATGCGCATGAATCACAGTCGCGATTGGTACTTTAAGGTTTGGAGCGGCTGGTTGCACCTTGGTTAAGTATCCGGGTGTTGCAGCACTGCAAAAAAGAACATCATCATCCACCCAAGTCTCACCAAAGTTTGCGCCGTTGGTTTGTATGCCTCCAATCTTGCCAAAGTGCTGTACTTTGCCGTTCGCGTTGTTGCCTATTGTTTGTGCTGTTATTCCAAGAATGTACTCACTATTTACCGTTCCATCAGCAATGGCCGGAGCGATTAAAATACGGCCTGTATTACCTGTTGTGCCTGCTGCCATTACAGCTCTGCCAATTGTGATAGGTGTGCCGGTAGTGTTGCGCGTGTTATAATATGCCGACTCCATTAAATGTCCTGTAACTGCGCCCTGATCGGTCACTAAATCTACCGTTTCTTCGGTTGCATTCCAAGACATTGTACCTGCTGCGCCATCTGTGTTTGAGCCTGTGCGGAATCGTAGAATATAAAGCGAATCCAAAATAATAGAATTACTTTCAATTCGGATGCCAGCGCCAGCGGTGTAGGTTGCCCCTTCATTTATCCAAACCCAAGCGGAACCAGTCCAGTAATACAACTCTGGATCTACACAATTATTAATTACAATCTTACTATCACCTTTCGTGGGAGTGTATGCCGGTGCGCTGCATCCTGCAATTTCTTCGATGGTGTTCCCGAGTAACTGCCATCCTCCGGGAGTGTTAAAGTGATACCATTTGCCTGTGATTGTGTCAATGGCAACTCGTGAAGTGCGAGCGGGAGGTGTAAAGCTGGGAGCGCCGTTAGTATAGCTGATGCCAGCTCCATATGTAATGTTATTTTGTGCGGAAATTTGCGGCAAACTGCAAAAAAGCGCGGCAATTATTAATATATATCTCATCCAAATACAATTTTTAAAATTCCGTAAGGGAGGCCGTAGAAGTTATTAGCCGTCAAAAAATAAAGGTCGCCAACGTTCAAACCTGATGCGATCGCGTCGGCGTCCGAATCAAAAAAGCGTACTTTGATCGATGGTAGTGGGCCGTCGGGATTAACTATCATTATTCTATCATTTTAACGACCCCATAAGGGAGCCCGTAGAAGTTATTGATTGATAAAAAATAAAGGTCGCCCGATTGCATACCGGCTGCGATCGCGTCGGCATCGTGGGTGAAAAAACGACCGTACACGGGCAATGGCGGGCCGACTGCGTTTTGTCGATTGACGCGGATTGTATATTGTGCAATGTGGCAATGATAGCCCGAGTCGTTGTCGTAAATTTGGCGGACTTGTTCGTATCTAATACCGTCAATGCTTGTTAGTTCGAGTTGGAATGTAACATCGCGTCGAAAAAAGTCTATTGCCTGCCTAAATGCCTCCTCTGCTTGGCGCGCTTCGTCAAATGTCGTCCCCCAAATCGCTACCTCAGTTAAAACGTTATCTACCCAACTTGCAGCCGATTTGTTGTGCGCTGGATTGGAGCCTACTACCGTAACAACAGCAAAAGGAAGTGCCGCGTTTTGAGGCGCTACGACCGGATACACGCGCGTACCAAAGATGGCGAACGCGTCGGTATTATCTGCTATTATTTTTCGGATCGGGCCTTGAACGTTCATTGTACTTTTTTTAGGCGTTTGATTTTGGCTTTTAAGCCCTCTACAATCGTTTTTTGTGTGCGCTCCTTCATCATTATCCATGTAGGCAAAATAAACGGCCTGGGCGGTGTGTGGCGCGTGCCTTTCTCAATCATGTGAGCGTAGTATCCGTCAGTTTTGCCGAATGGCCCAAAAACCCCCTGAGCGGTTCCCTTTGCTAATTTAGCGCCGACAAAAACGGCGTACTTGCTTTGCCTAAACCGTAGCACGTCAAACGACGCCGCGAGGTTGCCCGGATAATAGGTCGCTACTACATTGCCACGACCCTTTGGTGCGCGTATACTCTTAACGAGCTTTGCAGTGCTGTATCGTTTGTGAACTTTGCGTCCGTGTGGCGCTGCCCGGTAAAGAGCGGCTACTACCGGCTTGGCTGACTTGGTTAAAATAGCGCTTGTCCCGCGCTTGGCGTTGCGCGCTATCTGCCTAAATTCTTTTAACAGCTCCTCAACTTCCTTTGCTAATTGTTCGTTCATTCTGTTACCTGCGTTTCAAGTATTAAACGATCGTTTC